TTTGGATCAAGTCCAATATTATAATCGCCTGTTAACATTAACCTATCGGGTAATACTATATATAATATTTTTCTAACTGGATCATTTAATATTTGAATTCGTCTGAATTCATCTTTGTCAATATCTGTCCAAAAATCTTTAATCTTCCAACTTAATTCTGGATTGGCATATCTACCGTTGAAAATTTGCATTCCTTGATATGCGGCGGTGAGTAAGTAATCAATACTACTTGCCCCACTATCCAAAACAGTCGCAATTCCATGAACGGGACATCCTAATCCATAATCTATAGTAGTAAGAGGCCAAGTAGAAGGTTCATCACCATTATCCACCCAAGAATGGGTTCGATTTCTTTTAAATCCATATAGGACATCTCTTAACTCCTGAAATATAGTTAAAGGATTTCCATCAAGTGGGGCGATTAAAATTCCATCTACTTGATTAATAGATTCCGGTTCCCCTGGGGCTGAAACATATGCAATAGATATATCATCAAACGTAGTATTTAATACTAATCTATTATGATAAAAAGTAATATTAACACCCGCAGGAATTTCACTAAAATTATCAAGTAAATGACTTGCATCTTCTAATAATTGGCTATCAAAGTAACTGACATTACTGAGAGTAGTAGCCACATTATTATTAATAGTTCCACCTGGTAAGAAGAAGAATTGATAACCATCTTCATCACCATTATAATTTGGAATAGCCTTTGTAGCTACAATATGTCTTTTTGTAACAAATAAATCTGGAGATACAGGAATACCAGTGAATGAAACACCATTACCTAGTGCTTGAATTAATGTAGTAAAATCTGCTGGAGCTGATAATGCGCCAGTATCTGTTTCATATACGACCCCAAAAATATGGAGTCCTGCATCTGATGCACCTGTTCCGAGTGCAGCAGTAAGTGTAGTTGTAATTGGAGGAGTAACGGATGCTTTACGGGCAACAGATAATCCATCCCCAAGATATACATACATGAATTCATTATCTATTCCGCGCTCTATTCCGTTACTATCTGTAAAGAATGGAGTAATATAAGCGCGTCCTGCAAATGGCGCGAACCCAAAATCTGTCATGGTCGCAATAGTTAGTATTGGACCAAATACAGTTACATCATCAATAACGTGATAAATGTTACCACCGACTGTTAATACTAATAATGTATTCGCAGCCGGTGTTGGGAAATTATAAATTCTTAATATTCCAGTAAGAGGAACATTTAAGTGTTGAAAAATATTAATTCCCGCGCGCGTTAAAAATCCACTTCCAGATTCAAATTGTATATTTTCACAAGCACTGAAATGATCTAAAGGTGTATCATCTGGATCTCCACGTCTCCAGAGTCCATTAAATTCACTTATCTCAATTGGTTCATGATCTCGTAATGCCATCACCAACCTCTATTACGAGATTTATACGATGCCATAAAAGGACGCCTTCTAGTAGTAATAGACTGTTTACCTTTAACTCCAACTCCAAGTAATCTATCCATCGCTAGAGCAGCATTAAGATTTAATTCTTCTGCCCTTGAGGGGTTTTCACCTGAAAAAGATGCAAGTAAGGCAGCTGTTCTATATGATAAGAAAGTCTTTGAGTTAATAATTCCAAGAACAGTATTAGCCGTAATAGGCTGTGGAAATAAAGTTTTAATATAATCAATTTTAACTTCATTATTTTGATTAGATCCATTAGTGCTAAATCGAATCTCTTGATTAATCCATGCCCAAGCTAATAACTGTTCAATAGGTGGGTTAATTTCCCATGTATGAGGAATAAATTCAAACTTAGTCATAGGAATAAATTGATCATTTGTATTAAACAATCGTTCCCATAATTGTTGAATTTCTACCAAATCATATGGATAGTGTGGTATACCAGCGGTAGGATCATCCACGCTAGTAATTCTATTAATACCAGAATTAACACTAATAACAGCAGAAGTCTCATTAGTAGAAGGAATATTGAATAACTGACACTGCTCTTGTAATTCATCGCAAGCAATTTTTAAATAAGGCAAACATACAGCATTAGTATATTCAGATTGCGCAGCATCATTTAATAGAGCTGCAGATGCGGTCATTACTTGTGCAGCAGTTGTATCAGTCGTAGACATTTTACCACACTTTACCGCGATAAACGTAAGCTAGAAGGATACCTACAATACAAATATAAATTAAAGATATAGCTGCTGATGGAACAGGAAGTCCTACTAATGAAACAATAAGTGGTATAGCTAAAAATAAAAGAACGAATACTACTACTGCGATGAGACCGCGAATAAAGTATTCCATTATAGTTCCTTTTTAATTGCTAATGATTGTGCTAATAAGGCTGCAGTTTTCTTCATTTCTTCAATGGTTTCTCTTAAAATGGCGCGCTCCGTAATTAAAGATTCTTTTTCCATTATAGCTTTAGTAGCTGCACTATTTACATGACCTTTAATAACTTCTGCTGTTTCAGCTACTTGAGCTAATTTAACTTTATTACCCCACGCAGTAATAATATTAACCATTACTGCTCCAATTGCAGCAACCAATAACAATATTTCTGGCATGGTGTATGTCATAGTTAACTGATTAACCCTAATTCTTTAGCAAGTTTCTTATCAACAATTTCCAAACAATGACCACACTTCGGATACGCCGGATTACGCATGGCTCCACAAAATACGCAACGAATAAGTTCACGAATAATATGAGCCTTAGCCCATTCTTTTTCTAAACCTAGTTCAATTGCGGCAAGTCTCATATCATCCATTACAGACAGAGGATTACCGTTAGAGCGCGCCCAAAATGAATCAGCAAACTTAATTAATAAAAGAAACCAATTATCCTGTCTTTTCTTAGCTTCTTTTAATTGAGCCGAAATTTTAGCATCTGCTTTGGCTTGAATAAAATTTACTTCCCCAGGAACATAAAAAATCCCCGGCATTGCATCACCCATATTACAAGCAAAAAGCCCATTACAATAATCTCGAACAACTGATTCGGCAATACTCAAAGCACCAGTTGGAATTTCTAATAGGGGTTGTTTTTCATCAACATCTTTCCACCATGAAGATGGGCCTACTGTAGTAAATGAAGGCTTTTCATATGAACCAGGTTCAAGAATAAATAATCCTGGCTGCAAAGTAGGTTTAGTTTCAATAATTTGTTTATTATAAATTGAGATAATCGTAGCCTTATCTAATGGATTAACAGGACCACGAATTGTCGGGCGATTACGCATATCAAACATGCTTGGTGCGGGCATTGCTTATCCTTTTGGATGATCTGCTGATTTATGAAAACCGATTACCGTATTTGGATTCTTTTCTGTATAGCCAGGATGTTCACCAAATAACTCTTCAACAATTCCATTTATCCTATTAATTTTAGTCATAGGATCTAATTCTGGGTCTAAATAAATAGCTCCAATATTAACTTTACCTTCTTTATGTAATACTCCATCAATAATAAACTTACAACCTTCAAAAAAGGGGGGAAGATAATTATTATTAATATCCTTAAAAGTCCACATAGGATTATAATATAATTTTTCCCCTGCAAATTCCATAGATGCAACTGGATCTAACCCAATTAAACGCTCAAGAATATATCTATCTTTAACAGTTTGATACTTTGGAACTTCCATTACGCATGGAGTAGATAATTCAATTCCAGAGCGTGTATGGGTCATGAGGCGTTTTTCCATTACAGTATTAGCCCATACAACACGCCACATAGGCTGACCTGTAACAGTATCTACGCCAAAATGTTCAATTAACTGACGATTAATTGTTTCTATCTTTTCACGAAGTTCCATAATAATTATGCAACACCCAAATTTGTTTGAATATAATACTTTTTTGTTAAGGGATTAAAATATAATGAATAAACGAAATCTGCTCCAATAGAATAAGGGACACTACCCGGTAAAATTATATTACCACCAGGAGCTATTAATATAAAATCTTCCAAATTAATAAAATATAAAATATGAAACCCATCTACAGGGGGTTTTATATTTATTATACTACCAGCACCACTTAAATAAGTTAATATTGTTTTAGGACTAATATTAGCAGCTGTTACAATAGTGCTAACTTGTATACCACCAAATTCTCTATTAGATGATAAATCATTAAAATCAGTCATGGAGTTACTCCAGTTATCCCTTTTATTTTCCCCACAGATTAAAGTTAGCCTACTGAAGTAACCCCATTCCTAACTATTCGTCTTTAATTACCTGTTTAGTATCAACACTTACCGTATCCGCATTCCCATCCCATCCTACATATTTAGTAGTAAGTGTTACATTTGGCTGACTAGCTGTTCCACCTACCGCTGTGACAATACATGGAACATTAACTACATCACCAACTGCAAACGGTTTTTGAATTGAATCGAATGGCATAATTAGTTACCCTGCACATAAGCGATATTCACATCCATTCTACCAGCCGTTAATGCTCCTGCTGCAGTAGTAAGAGTCATACGAGCCGCAGCAGTTAATTTATAATAAGTAGCAGATGTAAAAATAGGAATCATTACTAACGTAGTTCCAGCCGTATAAGAAGCTACAGCAGTAGCAGCTTTTAATGCAGCCGCTTGAGCACCTGAACCAAAGCCTAATGCTGTGGTATTAGCTGCTCCTGTAAGAGTAGTAGTAATATCAATTACACCACCTAATACAATTGCGCCTAATGGTAAAGTAGGTGAATTAGCAGGAGTAATAGTTCCAATTGCTCCACCATCAGATGCGAAGTCATATGTCATCTTCGCATTACCTACTGCACCTAATCCTCCACCTGTAGAGCCACCTACACCTAATGCTACAGGTCCACCTAATGGATTCCATTGTGGAACTGTTCGGGTTCCTAAATTAACATACCATATTCCAGTTGAAGAATCTAGTAATTTAGCTCCTAGTCCAGCCTTACCAAAGTAGGTTCCAGCCGCGCCATTAGTAGGCGCGCTAGATGTTACATACCAACCTGCATCAAGATTAAATACAGACTTTAATGATGCCCAAACATTTCCGCGTCCAAACTGTTCATTTCCTGGCATTTTTCACTCCATCCATAAGGACAGTCATACTGACCAGAGGAAAAATTGGAGGGGGCAAGAATTTAACCCTCTCCATTAAACAACTAATTAAACAACTGCATTAATGTAATATTTGCCCTGTAAGGGATCATAAATTAATGCGATTGGGCGATTTTGAACAGTGGAATATCCAACAAGAATATTACCACCAACTCCAATGACAATTACTCCATCTGTAGAAACCAAGTATAATACATGGGCTCCATCAACAGGTGGAACAACTGTAGCTAATGCTACTGCACCTGTTAATTTAGTAAGAGGAGTAGTAGGAGAAATACTAGTTGCAGAGGCAATAGTTCTAACTCCTTTACCAGCTTCATTTTGAACTTGACCAATTTCTTGCCAATTCAAATTAGACATTTTACCTCCTTCCTAGCTCACATATCCAGCAGGAATTGCCAGATTATCAATATATGCACATGCAGCAGGATTGCTGACAAATGCCTGCATACCAACAGTCATATAGAAAATATCAGCAGTAGCCACGCCACCAACTGAGTCACGAATCTCGAAAATATTACGACCATCTGAAGTATAGAATCCAATTGGAAGGATTTCTCCACGACCCCAGATAGAATCCGTAACAAAATCAATACGTCGCTTATCCCAGTTAAATGATTGCTTAACATTAGAACCAGCCATCTGCATCTGTCCACCGAAATACAGATTTAATGATTCATCCTTTGGCTGCTTCTGAATCCAACTAACTAACTGCCCTAACTCTTCATATGCCTGAACCTGCGCTGGATGCATCCATGCATTAGGAACGAAATTGTTATCAATTCCAGTCCTATTACCAATCTTATTGATGGCTAAACGAGCTAATGGAAGTGCAAACGCATTGGCATTACCATTAACTCTTGATGCACGAATCTCAGGCGTAGTAGAGCGCGGGAATCCTAACCATGTTCCAGTTGAACTATTACTGTGATGATAAGGAACTCCATAAATTGCAGGTAAAGATAGTGGAGATGCAATACCATCAGCAACTAATAGATCCGTTGCAACTACACCAGCAATTTGAGGAGTAAGAGAAATTGTATTATTCTCTACATCCCATTGAGTAATTGTAGCTGTGCCCCTATTAGTAACTAACGTAGCATCAAACACCTGAACATCCTGCTGGAAACGCATTAATCTTGCACCGAATCCATCGGTAGTAAGAGTAATTACGTTAGAACCACCAGCAGGTGTATCAGTAGTAACAGTTCCTAATACACCCCTACCATCCTGCATCATCTGAGAATCTAATTGCCTACGTAATTCATCTAACGTATCAGCAATCATCTTCTTGGGCGCGTTCTCAATAGCTTTTGCATCACTATTAGTTGCCCATTCAGTTAATTTAGTGTATTCAATTGCCTCTGCAACGAATACACAACTAACTACAGCCTTATCCCACGTTGGGCCACCACCACGACCTAACCCACCACCGTCTGCATTATAATACTTGAACTTACCACCAGGCCGTAATGCAATTGGCACACGCATCTGACGAGCTGAAATTTTCTGAACTTCTCTCTTTTTAATATTAGAGAAAAATTTATCATCTCGTTCAAACGCGACTGCAATCTTAGGAACGACCTTTTCAAGTTCTAATGCATTAACATTAGATTCAACAACTGCCATATTTATTACCTTGTTAAGAAATCATAGGTGCTTTCACCTGGTTTCATAGCTGATTCAGTTGATTTGCCGCTTGATGTATCTTTATTTTGGGTTGCGGAACGCCCTACTGGTAATCTACCACGTCTATCTTTTCCATCAGATTCTTCGGTCTTTATATTAAGACCTTCTAATGCATCTGTTCGTGCTTTGGCTAATACAGGGCGAAGAAGAGATTTAGCCCTTGCGAGATAATTAGAACGAATTTTATTAATTGAATCCTGACTAAAGTTAGACTTAAAAGCATTTTGCCAAAGTCTATCATTAATCGCGCGATATCCTTTATCATTAGCAATTAAACTCTCTAAATGTTCATAAGCCTCTCTAACAGCTTGCTTACGAATAAATGGAGTCATTGCTTTGCTAGGATCAATATTATTATCAATCGTAGCTTTTAATACATTACCCACACGAGTATTCAAGTCAGATAGAGTAACTTGAAATCTTTCCTGAACAAATTGATTTTCCTTTTGCTGAATTTCATCAACCTTTTCTCTAGGCTTAGCTAATGAAGAAGGTGGAGTCCATTTAGTTGTAGCAAATACCCATTGATGTAATAAATGAGCCGCGGATTCAAGAGCATCATTCTTAGTTTCTCGCGCTTCCGAATACATACGCGAAACGGTATCCTTAAATAAATTACCTATAACATGATGAAACGCTCTCTCATCAACGCGCGCTAGAGTAGGAAGATAATCATCTACTAATCGATTGAATGCTTCAACATCTTCTTCTTTAACAGCAGTTAAAATAGATTCAGTCTTACCATCCATAGCTTCTGCATATAAATTATCATAAGCAGAAGCCTTTTCCATTACCTCTTTAGCATCATCGATAGTAGGAATAAGTTCAGTTAGCTGTTTATGTTGCGATAGCGCGGTTTCAATAAAAGGAAACTTTTTATATAAATCAGGAAAAGCAGCTAAGATTTCTTTTCTATTTACAGGAGTAACGATTTGAAGTTCATCGTCATCCTTAATTTCTATTTCAGGTTCTTTTTCTTCCTTATCTTCCTTATCATCTTTTTTAACTTCTTCAGTCTTTGTTTCGACAGGAAGTTCAAGAGGCGCATCTTTATCCGTTGGATCTTCTGCAAAGATAATTTCTTCAGTTGTTAATCCATCAATCGAATCATCTTCAGGCATTTATCTGTTCCTTTGGATTATTGCTTGGTTTTTCTTTATCTTTAGGTGGACCTTGTTGATTATTTCCACCCATCATAGCTTGCATCTGCATTTGTTGCATTTGTTGCTGTTGAATTACCTGTTGATGAGCTTTCATATGCAACAATACGTTACGATATCCTTTTGGATTTTTTACTTTTTCATATCTACCTGCGTCAGATACTAAATAAGTTCTACAAATAAATGCTTCAATTTCATGATTATCTACATCAGGATCAATAGGAACTGATGGTTGTTCTTGTGGCTGTGCCATTTCAGGAGAAAATTGTCCTGCATGTGCTGCAGCCTCTAACATATTAGGATCAGGTGGAACCATTAAGGGTTCTGATGCTAATAATTCCTTTATCTCTTCATACTGTTTCTGTCTATCAGATTCCCCAGGAATTACAAACGCATCTAATCCTAATACTTTCTTAAGAATTGGTAAATTTTCAGGAGACGCTAGAGCTTCCATAATTTCAGGATTATTAAGCTCAAACATCTTCATTACAACATCTTTAATTTGACTATACGTAATAGGAAGATTTTCATTAGCTTCTAATTCAACATTACCAATCTTACCTGCAAGTTCTGCTTTCTTTACATAAACATTAAGAAAATCCCCTTGGCTATCTTTAGTGACAAACTTCTCATCTTCATGAATACATTCGATGTAAGCAGGAATAACCTTACCAAATATTTCTTTCCACCAAATAGTAAATATCTTCCATGTATTCTGTAATCTCTGTAGAGCTTGCGCTCTGGACATAGAGTATTCAGATGCAGTCTTACTTCCATCTAATTGCCCACCAAATAATGATGGGAGCGCGCCAGTAACTAATTGACCTAATTCCTGAATCTTATTAGCAAACGGCATTACTTCCTGACTTAATGTAGCCGTTTGAATAGTCTGGAATCCCTCACTTAATGGCTTATTAAAATTAGCCTTAGTAGCCGTTATTGCACCCGGTGTAGCTTCAGTCTGTCCATATTGATCAATATTTAAAACTGCAGGAGATACGAAAGTTTGAGGAATCCCATGTTCAATTGTCTGTAATACAAGACTAATGAGAGTATTAGTAATGTCTTGAACATTGACAAGACTTTCTCCAAGTGGATCATGAATAATATAATCTGATAAAGGATTTTGAGTGATAGTCCAACAATCATCTAATGATTCATTCTCTGCCGCGACAATGGTATCATTAATTTTAACTACCTTGATACCATTGGGATAATCTTTCTTTAATTTCTTTATCCAATTTTCATCTGTTAAAACATTCGTCATTTCTGGACGAATCCAGTAATTATTGACGGTAACAGTAGAATCAGGATATTGTCCTCTATATTGGGTATTTAAACGCCCCCACTGTTCATATGGATCATCAGGACCCCTTCCACCCCAATTAGGACCTAACTTACCATCTTTTCTAAGAGATGGATATCTATCAATTGCACATGCATAGTGAGTTTCATAACTAAATCTAAGATAAGGGCAGTCTTTCTGCAACATTGCAAAGTTAGGGATCTTAACATATAGACCACCATAAACTTCAATGCACTGTCTCGTTTTAGGTTTAGTAGTCTCACCTACTAATTTCCTGACAATAAAAGTAGACTTTTCCATTGATGGGTCTAATTCCTTAGCACATTCAGGACAGACCAACATCGATTCATTCTGAATTAAATTCTGTAATTCAGCATCTACTTCATCAGGTTGAAACTGATCTTTTAATTCATTTGTAAATCCTTCATTAGCAGATGACATTTCATCAACTAATTCCGGGGGCGCGCCCTGCATAACTGCATCATCTAATTGCATCTGACAATGCGGACATACATACTTCTGCTGTTCTTCATCCTTATATTCTTTCTCCACGTAAGTCCCATATGATTCATCCTCTTTGGGATACGCGTAGGCAAATACAGGACCTTCCGTGCAATAAATGTATAATGCATGTAACCATACTAAAGATACATTATTATGTCTATAAATTAACTGCCCTATTTTGTCCCCTGCTTTTGCCGTTTCCAAATCGAGTGTATTAGTAGCATCATCAGGATAACAGGTAACAGGAGGAACAGTAATAGATAAAGCAGCAATAATAGACTCAAGGTAAGCTCTAAAGACATTAATAGGCTTGTCATAGTAGCTACCTTGATTATCACCTAATATAGAATTAGTATCAAATACTCTCCAATCATGCGCAGTAGTTGACCACCATGTCTGACTGAATCCTTCCCAAAGTAATTTAAAATATCGATATTTACGGATTTGTCGCTCGCGAGTTACACTATCCTCTCTATCTATAGTATCAGTGATAGTGCCTAACTGCTGCTTTAAATCTTCCGTAAGTTCAATTTTAGCCATTATCTTTTCGCAAATAACTTACGCTTAGCAGGACTCGTCTTATGTATAAATTCTTTTGCCACTTCAGGAGATGGTCCTATACCTTTAGTTGTTTTAGCAGAAGGATTATGAGCCATCATCTGCATGAATCGATATTGTTTAGCAGACTTAGCTGGCATAATTACCTCGGTTTCGATAATTCTCTTAACTTATTAAATCCAGATATCATTTGATCAGCTTTACTACCTGATTCAACAAATCCAAACTTCTTCTTTTTCTTTGGTCTTTCATCAGGAAGTTCTACATCTTTACCTGGCATACTCATTGAACTTCTCTGCCCTCTAAGACGTTGGGATAATTTATCCATAAATCCCATTGAAGGTCCGATACTATCAGGCATGATTAACTTCTCCTAAAACTTCCTTTTCTAATCGTTCATTTTCTTTATCTAATTCAGCACGAATCTTCTTTTCCTTATCTAATTCTAATGCCTTCAATCTATCTTGTTCTTCTAAGCGCGCTCTCATTGCAGGCCAGGGTAAATGTTTTGCAGGAATTTGCTTTAATGGTTCATCTTCTTCTTCTTTAACAATACCTGCTGGTTGATTAAAAGGAGAATTCAATACTCTCATCAGTAATTGTTTCTTCTCGTAATTAGCCTCTGTTAATTGAGTCCGAAGAGTTTCGCAAGAATAACAAACTGATTTCTCTCGTTCCAATTCCATACAATGAGAACAATGAGGATTAAGTAGGTGATGTAACCACTTGAACATCTTGAACCTCCTTAATTACACCCATTTTGCTAATATAACGATTTAAGTTCTTAATGAAATCATTCTTCCTATTAGCTAATTGCTCAGATGTTTCGTCCTTACCTGCGAAAATAATTAAATCACATCGAACAGAAAAACTATTTTGAATCAATTGAACTTCTGCTGAGGGCATTATTGCCTCCTACGATTATGATACCTGCTTATTGATTTGCTTGCCGGATTAGATTCAATACGACGCATATTCATATAAAATGATGTAAAATCCTGAGTCTTTTGTAATGATGCTAATAATTGTTCCTGTTTTTCAGCCTTAGCCATTTCTTCCTTGGCATCTTCCATAAACCTATCGGCTGCATCAACGGTATACCTAACAACATCATAAGGATCATCGCCATCATATTCTGCTACATCTTCTGCTGCCTTACCAGTAGATTTCTTCTTATCATATGAAGCAGCTTTAATGGCTTCTGTTAAAACATTACAAGTATTAAATATTTGTAACTTTGGTAATCTTTCTGGTTCAACAGAATTAAAAGAATTTAAATACGCTTTGTATTCAATAATTCCTCTATTTCGTAAAATCCATAAGGCTCTTTCTTCCGAATATATTCTAGCTATTTCATCAGCTACAGGAACATGCTTACTCTTCCATCTAAGATATTCATGTAATAATGCTTTAGTAGCAAGTCTAGACCCAGGACTATTAGCAGTAAGTTCAACAGGAGACTCTAATGCAGTCTCAATCTGTTGCTGGATTGTATGATCCTCTCCTCTATTTTGTCCGGCTGACTTACATACCCTAATGAGTTTAGGTTGTTCTTTTTGAATATAGGGTTTAACGTATGCTCCCCATTCTTCGATTTTAGTCTTTCTCCAATAAAGTTCACGATAGATATAAACTCTACGGTAAGGACTAATAGCGGCAAATCCCACATACGTAAGGGCCGAGTATCCCCAATCAATAACAAAAATCCTAGGCCACCAACTAGGTATTTCAAAAGGCTCAATAACATGAAGAGCTTCATCTGGCTCATCTGGATATTTCCTATCTCTAAATTCCTCAAATACCTGACCTAAATAAGCGTCCCAATCACCATATAATTTGGCGCGCTTTTCAGCTTCAGGTAGAGCTTGTAGAGATTTAACATAATCAGGGTCTAAATATTCATTATCTATTGCAGTAGCATGGATATAAAATCTTTTATTTCCGCCACGACCTTCAATAATAATATTATCGTCCGGATTTAATGGATGACCTAATTCTTCATAAGGTTTAACAAATCTTTGTCTAACCCAACTATGTCCAATTCCCCCACTTACTGCTGCACTTCTAATTATAGCAGGTAATCCACTACCTAAAGGAGAGCGCGTTCTTTCAAAGCCGATATAAAGGTATATATATTCAGTTAATGTAGTTAACTCTTCAGGAGTGAAGAGATTAATTTCCATTGAATCATATATATGAACATCATCTTCATTTTCGCAATGACCAAGAAATATCATTGCTCCTTCATTACGTCCCCCGGTTTTAGTTGATGTTCCTGTTCCAAATTGATCTTCTCTGGGGAATGTCCAAACCATATCCGTCTGGTTAAAAGTCGCCCCGAACTTACGATATATGTCTCTACTACGTGGCATAACCTCGCGTTTAAGTTCTGGGGACGTTCTACGCAAAAAGACTTGTTTGAATCTGGAATTGAGGTGCCATTTCCTAACAATAGCATATAATAAAAGGACGTCAGTTTTACCTGAACCAGCCCCTCCTCCTAATGTAGCTTCTTTAATCCAAGTAGGTAATGCTAAAAATGTTGCTTGCTTCCTTGTGGGTCGCCATTCATTTGGGTTGAGACTCACACTTAACTACCCCATGATAATAATATGAATCTAAATATACTCTTCGTTCACATGTATTATTATTTGTATCTTTCCATATTTCAGTTTCAACAGGACCTACGCGCTCTACTCGAATTAATCTATATCGAGCTGAACATCCTGATGATAAGACTATTACTAAGATACAACCCAAGTATAAGTAGTTCCTAAAATTGAACATGTTACTGTTGCAACCCCTGTTAAGTCATAAAACTGTTCAAATGTCCCAGGTTCGTTTTCATTCCTACTAATACCTAAAGTTCCATTAACTAAATTAAATACTAATCCAGATACTCCAGTAATAACCTGTGCAGTAACCTGAACACCCGCGCCTGTCTTTGCAGTAAGTGTAACTTGTCCAACCATAATTATTTACTCCTAAGGAGAAACATTAACTGGGACTAAACCCATTACTTCCGCTGTATTATCCTGATTATCTTTCGCGCTTACTTGAAGAGTCCATGAACCATTAACAGTAGGTTTAAATGCTAAAGCGCGACAGTATCTACCATCTCTCCTTGGTTCATCTTTAAATGAAATAATAATACTAAGTTCCCCATCTCCAACTAAGTCTAATTCTACTTCAATTACAGGATTTGGGCAAGTAACATCAAAACGAATTAACATTCCTTTAGGATCACTACGATGAACATCTGTATCGTATGAAATTAATTCAACTCTAAAATCTGGTAATGACCCGCCGCCTACGGGGGCAATAAATTTATTAGGATCAACAGGACCAGACATTACAGAATCTTTAACTTTACATGCCCCTTCAGCATCTTCAAATACATCCCATCCACCAGTAGATAATGTGCGAATAATATCAGATGCTAGTGGAATTGGGTTTCCTGAATTATCAACAATACCAGGAACAAATACTACATTTCCACCATCTTTACGTTCTAATCCATAACCTTCATCTTTATGAACTAACGCGCCATCATTTAATAACTTTCCACTATTTGCTCCCATAGGAGTAGGATAGTTTGGTCTAAATGATTTTAGAGTGTCCAATATTCTAGTATCTAGAGGTTCAGAAACAAACTCATCATCTGGCTCGCCTGTAATTCCATTCATTACTTGCTCCCATAATGGTCTAAGTTCAGGATGATCATTTAATCCAGTAGCCCTATTCTGGTCGCTAAATACTAATAAGAAGTTAAGAGAATTATAATCTCTTGCTAATCGCGCGAATACTGGAACTAATCCCTTAATATTAGATGTAAGAGAACTATTTGATGTATAACACTGACAAATCAATCCAATCTTAGGATGATGAATTTGCGCAGCATTAATTTGTGCCCGCATATTCTGTTCAAATAGCGCGATCGGTTCTCCTACTTGACAATAAGCCTGTAAACCTAACCAATCATTTGACTTCAATATAGGATATCTAGGCCAATTTCTACCATCCCAATAAACTATACAAGGCCAAGGACTACTTTGAGCCCTTGATTCAATATTCTCTACCGTCGGTCCATCAATATATTCAGCGAATTGAATTCCATCATACTTTATAGTTGCACCAGAGATATCATATCTAATCTTAACTAACGCATTACCTGGTGGTAATATTGGAGGAGGTTGATTAAATTCATACCATCCTAACCAACAGGGTTTATTAATTCTTACAATCGGCTCATCTGGATTAAGAGGGAATTTAATTAATGTCAGAATATCACTTATGTCCATTCTTATTCGGACATTACTATTAGCATTCATCTTCCAAAATGATATTGCTAATTTTCCTTCTATTGCATCATAATTGAATCTAATTACTCGACATGTTCCGCTCTCTAATAAATAACGGATTCCTTCAAAAATTATAATACATGGATCTTCACCATGTATACCATCTCCACCTTGTCCTACTTTTATTCCCGCAAGAGTAGTATATTGATATATTCCTTCTAAAGGATTAGACATCGTATCATCACCAGGATGAATAGATGTATCAATCCATCTTATTCCTTGACTACCATAAGGAGGGGCACAGGCACATACTACTAATGTTCCATCAGGCCAATATGCTACAGGACTATTACCACATGCCTGACCGCGCGTTTGGAATATACCATTAATACATTCTAATACTTCATCCCTAAATTCACCTGAATGACCTACACCAACAAATCCACTAATTGGATTAATTCTAGTATATATTAAATCAACTGGCGCGCTAAATGATCCTTCAGATGATTGAACTAATCCTGATGCATATGAAGCTACAAATCTCCCATTAGGAAGATTCTCTCCATATGACGCAAAAGGTAATTCAATCCTTTCAATCATTAGGAAACATTTCCCTTATAATAAACAGTTACTGTCCCTACTGTAATAGTAGTTGAAATGCGCGCTCTAACCGCGGCTAATACACCTTGATGCTTATACATTAATACAGCATTAGCTGCTACGGTTAAAGGATTAACTTGCCCTGTAGCTGGGGCTGTAAATGTAGGAAGAACAGTCCATGTTCCTGTATATTCAGGATCATGAGCAGTTTCAAAAGTAATAGCCCCTGCTCCAACCGCGCCATTACCTACCACATAAAAAATATGTTCGATAATATTAGGCGTACAAGCATAAGCCTGACCATTACCTAATGCTGTCTGTGCTAATTGTAATGTTTCTAATACACCAGGTCTAACTGCTTGTGCGGGCATATAATAATTCCTTAACCAGCCTCATTAATTACGACAGTCCTAAATTCAGCTTCCGTCTTAATATAAGGAGCAAAGATAATAAAGTTATTTGGATTAATCCTTCCTTCATTATCTGAAGGATCATCTAAATTCTTAACCACAGCACTCATCGCTTGAGCAGTTGCTACGATATCGCGTAATTTAGATGCTTGTAATTTATCCTTAGTAACTTCATTTAAAGCCATTATTAATTTTGATTGCGCCTTACCGCGGATTTTGCTCTTTACTTCATTTACTTTATTATTTAATTTATCATTCGGCAAATTATAACTATCAGTAGAAGTCGCGCCATTCTTATAAGCTGATACAGATGATTTACTTACCCCAAACATCTCAGCTAATTTATTCGCTTCCCCATTACCATTAATTAATGCCTCTTCAGCAATAACTTCACGTAATGCAGATGGAACATTATTATCGCCCGGTCGTCTACCTGGCCGTTCAATATCTACAATTTGTCCATATTCCGTATCGAATTCCTCATCCGATACTAATCCAACAGGCATATTATTCAATCCTAGAAAATTCAGAACTTTTAATATTCAAACCCTTATCAAATAACTTAAGATCTTTGCGCGCCTTCTCCATTTGTTTCAATTCTCTAACTGAAGGGCGTTTAACTATTCGTTTATTACAACACTTACTTGTATTCTGTAAGGTATTAGGCTCACCATAAATCGAATTTCCACAACATGAACATATGAAAGGCGAACCAGTCCAGGTCATATATACCTATAGATTTAGATTCTTCATACATCCCGCCGCCGGTATCAGGATAACTATTAATTCCCTCATTGTCAATACCTCTAGAATCGACAGAATCGACTCAGGAAGCAACATCTGGACCAGACAGTCAGAACACTACATCTAGTATCACAAGTCCCGTCCTAGCCCTTCCAGACCCTTCCTGTAGTGGTCGTCGGAGTGTCATCCAGAAGGGACACTTTTATGTATGCATAAATGATATGTATAAATAATATGCATAAATAATAAAGTATCATGAAATATGGGTCCCTTTTTATGGGACCCTATTTTAAAATCATTAACAGTTGTTGGTGTTCAATAGCCGCAATTTTCATGCCAAGATGGGACCCTGTAATTATTACATACCCCCCATTGGATGACATATATGTAAGTTCAAAGGTCATGCCATACAAAATTGTAAGATTCATGTAATACTTACATACATTATTACAGTATTGTATGGCATGAGTTGTGCCGCACGCTGGCATGGTCTATTATGACACCTTGGCATGAATAATAATTTGCAAAAATGTTATGGAATTATTACAGGCCAATTTGTTGTTTTTACCAGCTAATTTATTGGCCGGTCGTAAGTGTATGATAATAAAGGACTTAGCGCGTTATTACAATACTGTAGGCCAACGTATTGGCCGATTAAGTGGTATTACTATTATGTAAGTCATTGATTCTAAAGGACTTAGGGGATAATATGGATTGGCATCATCAATGCTATAGAAGGGTATGTCACCTGTCCACGCAAGGGCGGGGCACATACGAGAAAGGGCTCATATCGCGTAACCTGTAGTGTCGTCTATCGTGACTTGGCTACGTTATAACCGCGATTCGTTTGCGGCAGTGGGACGTATCGAATAGATACTTGTGAGCCCATCTGAGCAGTAGTGACTGTAATATAACTGCGGTGCCTATCTGCCCCTTACATTCCCTAGTCAGGAATGGTCCGAGTAGACCGGATTAGCAGGCAGGAAACATATGCTTATCGTGTCGTGAGTCTATATGATGATTGATGATTGATAACAAAATCGTCAACACATAATGTGCATTTAGATTGATTAGAATCTTCAATGATGGATAAACTGATAAGCTCACTAATCATACCTAATGAAAGCACATAAACCCCTGTCACATACTGATAGTTTCATTAATCAGATAGTGAGGATAAGATGAAACTACCAATAAGACAGAATGATACGCTCATTATTCTGATTAATCTGATTAACTCAGGTTATGAAGAGTTAGCGCGTATCTACACGATGAAGTTAGTTAGGGGCGTGAGATGAGAACTACAAGAGCATTAGAATTGCTAGCTTTAATGCAAAAGGCATCTAGATTAGTTAATCCATCTAGTTCTAAAATGGACTTAACTATGTATGCATTAGGTATGCGAGCCTTTGCAGAAGAGTTAGATATCGAATTAGGTAAAGAGTAATGCGTAACAAACACCCGCGCCATTACGCCCTATACGAGCGCGACCGTCTAAATGGTAGACGATGGCATCGTATCACTACTACTGCATATCCTCTTAAGTATGCAATAGTAATCTATCAAGACCGAATGCTTAACTCGGTCCTGAATCCGACATCGAAGGAAATGCGACTTAGGCCAATCGATTAGGCTTGACAATCTTCGGCGTTCGTGGTATACTTCTCTCATCGGGGAATCATCCCCAACCTATCAGGAGTGACAGAATGGAAACTAAGACGTTCAAGGCAACCGCGGAATCTGCTTACGGAAATGAACTTCCCAATCCTGTAGAGTATACGTATGATGTTAATATTCTACAGGCAGTTAGTGAAATTCCTGTAGAGGAACAGCTTTCCGCGAGTGATATTCTACTTGTAGTGAATAATAAGCGTAAGGCTTCTGCACGTCAGTCAGCTATGCTTAAGGCGTTCGATAAGGTTGGAATTAAGGCGCCTAAGGTTGATAGCACGCCTGAAGGTATTCTTGTTGCAGCTAAGAATACTGTTAAGACTCTTGTTGCTACAGGTAAGAGTGAAGATGAAGCTAAGCAGATGGCTTCTGCTTTGTTCGGTGTGTCTGTTGAATCGCTCGGATAACAGTCATACAAGCAATACAAGGAAGATTAAGCAAACGGTCATAATGTGGACAGAATCCACGTAGGACACTTAATCTTCCCTACTTAACATAAGACTCGACTAAGCGAGTATAAATAGAGTTTAGGCTTAGTGCGGTGACAGGGGTCAGGCTATTCATACATATTGTTTCATCCTGACCCTTGTTACATACGAGCAAAAAGTAACTAGCGACGTTGCAACGTATGACTAGGTAGGATATGCTCCATTCGATAGAATTGGCAATCTATCGAGGGTAAATTAGCCCACAGTTTGGTTGTTCTGTGTATGACTGAAAAACAACCTGCAATTCCTTCCAGTTTCATTAATCCTACAAATTATCGCCTTGATGGGAGGGGATAGAGAGATACCCTAGTCTCTCCCCTCTCTCTGTATATCCCAAGGCATAGGGCAGTTTAGGACGACCCTCCGGCCGAAACATGGTCTTTCTTGTTTTATTTTTTTTTTTTTTACATAATATAATTAATTAATCCTACATGTATGTATAAGTTACATGTCCTCTCCAGAGGTCACTTGACAAGGCGGGGGGACTTGTGGTATACTCAGAGAGGAGAGAGAGGGTGTGTCCTCTTCCGGTGACACTAATTAATTATTCCTATCTGATTAAGTCTATCTAACTAGCTGAAAACTTATCACATATAGATAAGCAGCAAAAAGCCTAACCCAATGGGACTAGCCTTCATTATAAGCTAGTGGGATAATAAGTTAGATAGACTTAATGAGAAAGAAATAAATTATGAAGCAAGTTTTCCTAAGAACATGTCAAGAATGTTTATTCCAGTTATTTAGTGATTCAGGTCCTTTGGCTGGTGATAAAATTAAAGATTCATATCTATTTAAGAAATGTCCACGTTGTAAATCTGAATCATTAGATTACGGTTCATATCAGAATATTGCAGAATCCCCTGAAGAACAATTAGAATTAGACTCCGATGGCTAAAAAGCACACTCATAAATACTATAAGACGGTTATTAATGGTTCAACTAGTGTATGGGCGTGCGCGCTCTCTAACTGTAGCCATTATATGCCGCCTCACATGAAGGAATTAATTCCGGGTAAACTAACTTTATGTTGGGGCTCGGAATGTGAAGAGTCTACTATCATGGACGCGCGAACCATGAAGATGGATAAGCCTTTATGTAAGAATTGTGACCCTAATTTTATTGAATTAGATGAATCTGATATCGATAAGATTAGTAAGTTATTTGAGGAAAGGGGGAAATAATATGATTAATGAAATATATGGACAGGATTATAAATATGAACCTGAATGTTTTCCTGTCGATATACGTGTAGCTCTGGCTGATGTAATAA